GGTGCGAATGCCTCATCTTGGCACTCTTGGCACAGCCCAGAGATAGTATACTCTTTGGCAGAGATATCATCTTTGAACTCGCTGGCGTCACCACCACAGACCACGCACTTACCTTGTGCCATGGCAGTAGAACGAGTAGGTTGTAGCGTGTGGAGATAGGCTTCCATCTGGTGGCTCTTGCTCATGAGTGTATAATAGGAGGTGGGCTGGTATCTTTCAAGGAGAAAGTGGGAATTCAGATCGTCGTAAGTGCTTGTCCTGCAAGGGTTTATGCGCGAGCGGCCGGCCCTGCCAAAATGGCAGTCAGTGCGACAGGAACTTGACGGTGAGGGTAGATTGCCAACATGCGCCACAAGTGCCACAAGAATCAGTCTTTCCAGTCTGCTCAGGACAAGTGAAGGACTTACCTTGGAATGATTCTTCGGCAGCATAGCGGATGCTGGGAGAATTGGAAGTAAATGAGCGCGACCAACGAATAACGCAACGCGCAGGATAGGTGGCATTCAATCGCTCGATGCGATCAGAGATGATACCACGGCGAGCAGTATATCCCCAGATGAGAAGACCATCATGCTTACAGAGCATCTCATCCCAGAAGGTCACATAACGCTCAGAGAAGAAATCACCTAGCACATGGAGACGAACAGCAATCTTGCCATGCTTGGCAATAAGAGTGTCGATCTCCCATTCTAGACGCTCAATAAAAGCATCGTAATCCTCCACACTATAACGAGTGGCGAAGGGCATATTGTTGCCATAGCAATCGTCCCAATGGTGGCAAGTGCGAGGGCAAGTATCACGCTCTGTAAGCGTGAGAGAATAAATAGGGGCACCAGACCACGGACCTTTCTTGATGCGACGGCCTAGCTTCTTATTGTTGCCACCCGACTTGAGCATGAATACATGATTCGTCGGGACAGGCTTGATGGACTTCTGGTAGCGAGTAGTCGTGAGGGACATATGGTTATACTAGGCTCGAATCTCAACCTTGGCAAGCACGGAGGGGAGCTTGGTTGCTACCCTTATGGTTACCCCAATGGTTACCACATGCCATGCGAGGTTGACGACGACGAAGCCCAATATAGACGGAGAGCAGCTTGTCCGCATGGCGAGGGGCGAGATGGTAATAGCCCAAGCGGAAAGCATGACCAGCCACGATGCTGGCGAGGTGGATAGCGTGTCGTTTCATGCCCCTATAGTAGCAAGGGGAGGATAGGGTCGCAAGCATAATCCCTGGATTCGAGCCGTCGTAAGTCCTTGTCCTGCAAGGGTTTATGCGCGGAGCGCCGCCCCTGCCAAAATGGCAGGCCCCTAACCCCCTGCGGAGCAAGGAGTTAGGAAGGCCACTTTCCCTAGATTTATCTTGACTCAGGCAGCGAGCATAAGCTCGGCAGCGTTCCACAGGTCGAGGTTGACGCGGTTGAGTGCGTCGAGGTTGGTAAGCTCACGGGCCACACGCTTCTGGCCCTCACCCTTGAATCCGCCACGGATAGTGTTCTCTTGGACACGGTTGAACACGCGCCACAGGTCGTTGCCGATGTCGGCGGTGCGGTGAGCAGAGAGCAGCATCTCAGGGTCGATGCCAGAATCAGCACCCCAGCGGGCAACCTTACCAGCGGACGCCAGCACGATCTGCTCATCATGGTCCAGCGTGCGCTCGCTCATGGCCTGCATACTCTGAGTGATACCAGGAAGAGAGGACGCGAGGCCATCGAGAGCCTCCGACACGCTCTCAAGCGTGAGGCCGATATGCTTGGAGGAGAATGCGCCCAGGTCCACGGTCTGGACCACAAGGCCATTGGAGCAGACCATAGCGAACAGACCCGCAGCCATCGACAGCTTGGAAGTGCCGTCGCTGGAGTTGGTGATGAGGGCGCGAGGGTGGACCTTCTCGCCCGTGCGAGGATCGTCAAGAAGAATGCTGCGATCATAGCTCTCGAACTCGATCAGGTGCTTCTTGTTGGCAGCGGAACGCTTGCCGCCATAGGTCTTTGCTTGCTTGGCATCGACCACACCCCAGCCCAGGGTGTCCATCTGGTCGATGAGGTCCTCAGTAGGGACCATAACATAGCGATCACTCATCCACTCGTGAGGAGTGCGGGTGAACGCGGAGGGGGTGCGGGATGCGATGTCGTCTTTAGTGAGGAAGGTAACCATGCGTGTATAATAGGGGCCAGAGATAAGGGGCACAAGGGAAATGATGAGAAAGTTATCGTCGTAAGTCCTTGTCCTGCAAGGGTTTACGCGCGGGCGGGCGGCGCTGCCAAAATGGCAGGTGTAACCCCTTGCGGGGTCAGGACTTACAGCCCCAAGGACACCTGAGCCAGAGCAGCCTTGTGCCACAGGCGAACAGCCTCACCGCTCACGCCGTAGTCCTGACCGATAGAGCGCAGGCTCTCACCGTTGACGCTATGGCGCAGGATGATATCACGGTCACGATCAGACAGACCCTCAAGATACTGCTCGCTGGCATCATCATAGTGGGCAGGGTGCCAATCGTCGGAACGATCATCCTCGGCCATAGCGTTGAGGGAGGGCATATAACCCTTGCCCTGCTCGACCGCAGCCTTGCACGCCTTGTGAATCTCACCAGCACGCCAGCGGATGATCTGGCAGCCATAGGTCGAGAGCTTCATGCCCTTATCAGGATCGAACTCGTTGATCTTGTCGAACAGGCGGATCATAAGCTCCTGCACCATATCGTCAGCGTCCATCTGCGAGGCCACGCTAGGCATGGCGCAGAACTTGGCAGCGGTGGACTTGGCGAAGGGGAGGAACTGAGTGTAGAGGTCGTTGTTGTTCATGGTGTGCATTGTAACGAGTGCGGGGTGGGGCGTCAAGAGGAAACTTCCGATTCCTGGGGTTCTCTTCTTATGTGGAGGGGCGTGTAACGCTGTCGCAGCGTGAGGCCCGATCTCCTCTTGACTGGCCCTATTATAACCTATCATCGACCAGATGCAAGGGTAGACTTGAGAAAAGTTGCCGTCATAAGTGTTTGATAGATAAGGACTTACGCGCGGGGCGCTGGCCCTGCCAAAATGGCAGGTAGGACTAGCATAAGAAAGGACCCCCGAGGGATGCCTCCCCCGAGGGTCAGCCCTTTCCCGAGGGCCACTCGCTTTCTTTATACTCGGAAGGTTAGCTACCCTCCCGAGTGCCTCGTCAGGCAGACTTTACCATCGGAGGGAGGCCGTAGATGCCCGTGCGGTTCCACACCTTGACCGCGTGGTCGCGGGTCACACCCGAGTTGACGAACTCACCCGTGCGCGAGTTGACGATGGAGTAGCTGGTGATGCCACTCCGCACCGTGCGGACCATGCAGTAGTTGGAGTTGCAGTAGCCAGGGACACGCTGGAAGGTGGGACGGTTGGTGAAGTAACGCGAGTTGAAGTTGATGTTCATGGGAAGTTTCCTTATGAGTGTATAGTAGGGTTGGGAAGGGTAAGCGTCAAGCGCCCATATCGAAATCGTTGCGAGAGTGGAACTCAGCCTCGAACTCAAGCGCATCAGCGCAGGACTCGCAGACCAGGGAGCCAGCGAAGAGGTCGCTGCTCAGTTGCGAGGGGAGGAAGTAGTCGCCGCAGCAGTCGCATTGGATGTCGATGTCTTGCTCGTAGCTCATGCACCTATAGTAGGGTAAGCGTGGTGCGCCTGCAAGGCTAAACCTCAGGAAAGTGGCCGTCGTAAGTGCTTGCTATATAAGGACTTACGCGCGGGCCGCCGCCCCTGCCATTATGGCAGGACAAACTCGTCGTCAATCCTCAGGTCTGCGTCCATGCCAGGGTTCCACCACGCATCCTCATGCCATTCGTCAGTTTCCCAATCATAAGGGCTTTCGTCGATATAGGTTAGAGCAAATTCACGGGCACGCTCTTTAGTCTTGAAGACGCCCAGAATATCCTTGCCTTCGTAGCGAACGATATGCCACAGAATGTATACCTTGTCCATCAAAACTCTCCAATGTAGTGGCCGACACGCCAGATTAGTTCTTGCACCATATCCTCCACAACATATGCAGGCTCATCACCATACAGTAGTTTGCTACGAATCCTCTTGAGTTCTTCAAAAACATCAGATAGATGCTGGTGCTTAAGCTCAAGCTCCATATCTCGTTCATCCAACATAACGCCATCCTCGGCAGGCTTTCTTGTTGTTAGCACGCTTCTTGCTGGTGATAGTGTGAGCCCTGCGTGCGAACTCCCTATTGGCTAGGTGGTTGCGACGCTTGGCAAGGTTGAGTGTATGGCGGTCCATTAGACTAGGAAGATGGTGATGAACAGAAGAGCCATGATGCAGAAGCCCAGGGTTTCGTCCTTATCTTTCATGGGTATATAGTAGGCTGTGGTGCGCCTGCGTGCAAGCGTCAACCGTGAGAAATGCAGGAGAGGAGGGTGAAGACCAAGGGGATGCTCATGGCAAGGAAGGCGATGAGGAGCATGTCGGTGGTGCTGGTGTTGTCGTTCATGCCCTCATTATAGCCTGCCCCCGCGAGAATGCAAGGGGAATCTCGATAAAAGCGCAAACTCGTTCGCGGAAACGGGTCCCATAGGGGTATCCCCTAGCAGCTATATGTATGGATGTATGTAGGACAAAGATAACGGGTCCCATATTTCCAAGGGACTCCTAACGTTTTAGGGACTCCTAGTTTTGCTCAGAGCTATATATAAACATGGACCGCGCCTACAAATGAGGATGTGGGGGTTCCAAGCCTAAGGGCAAGATTGGAACTTACCGTCCACCTAGTTCAGGTGGTAGCAAGATTAGAATCAGGATCAGGAAATGACCAAGAAGCAGCTATACTCCAGACTCGTTTCGAGCTTGGTTGAGATGAGTGTTCGACAGCAGAAGAACAACGCCAAGGGACGAGGACGTAAGAGCAAGCGTAACCAACGCAAGTCCACCAACCCTGCTGAGGTTGGACCTCAAGAAACTCCTGGTTCTGCGGGAGATGATCTTCCTGGAACGGCCAATGACAAGGATGGGAAACCTATCGCCAACACCCGAGGAACCCGTGGAACCCCTGAGCAAGAGGTTTCCATGCGTGGAACCAAGGGTATTGCTCGCGCAACGGCAGCAGCAGGTGAGAGGGGTTCGATTGTTTCTAGACTTGCAAACAGGTATGCAGATACTTTGCCCAGCAAGTCAGGAAGTGCTGACAAGATCCGAAACTTCAGTCGAGGAGTAACCAAGATTGGAGCGGGCACTGCAAGCCTGATCAGGAAGGGCTTGAACAAAGGTAAGAACGTGCCTCTAGGTGGCAAGAGCCTTGTTTAGAAACAAGGACTCTAACTATTGGCGCAAGAAGGCGAAGCAGAAGGTTCGAGTTTATTGGAGCAACCTCAGAGCTAGTAAGCAGTGGGTTGCTAAGATAGAATCTACCACTTCTTCAAAGGGCAAGAAGCGCCGTCCAAGGTAACCTTCTTCTTCATCATGCATCCGCACATGCTGCATTGAACCTTGTCTTTGATGAGGTGAGGACAGGCATGACAAATTTCGAGCCTAGCTTGTTGAGTTTGCTCGTCTGACATCTTAAATCCGCTTCGAGCCCATGTCCACATAGTTTTGGCGAAGAGCCATAATTTGTCGAGAAAGGAGGTCCCTTCCTCGGTCTTAGGGGCGGCAATCACAGTGATGGCACTGACTATGCGCTCTAGCTTGTCTAAGGCTCTGTAGCGCCACAGAGAGTATCTTAGCTGGGCATACTTAGCTCTTGCCTCAGAGAGCTTGTTAGACTCGTTTGCAAGAGCCTCCTGGAAGTCCTTATTGGCCTCTGCACATTTTGTGGCGAAACCATTACACTTGTTTAGAGCATCCTCACAAGTATAGGATAGTGCGATCTCTTTCTCGGTCATGACTATATATTGGTATGTTAAATGCTATTGCTAGGAAGTTTAAGCAGATGAAGAAGAAGGGCATGTTCAACAAACGTGCCATCAATAAGATCAAGAAGCAGTGATCGGCAGGCGATGCTCTTCTATGAACTTGGCTCTGTTGACGTGCCAAGACTCTCTTCCCGCTAACTCGCCCCTGGAGTTATGTAGGACATTTATAGGGACTGTTCTATTCTTTAGACCTAGCTTGTGGGCAGTGAGGGTATAGTGGATATCGTAGTAATCCCACTCGCCTTCTAGGTAGCTGGGCTTTGCTAGACCGACCTTCCTTAGTGTCTTTCCTGACGCTGCAAGGAACAGGCCATCCATGACCACGACTGTCTTGTATGGTCCATAGTAGGTTGGAGTAGACTCTAGAGCATGAGGACCATGCCAGACAATGCCTGAGTGATGTCCCTCTCTCCACGCCTGACCATTCCACCAAACAGCATCCTCTAGAAGTTTAGCAGTCCCAGCCACACCAATGAATCCTGCATCGTGTGCTAGGCATTGCATGAGGCAGTCTCTAAAGACCCACTTGCTGGACATGATCTCGATATCGTCGTGACACAGGATTACAATGTCGTCGTCCTTCACGTCACTGGAGTCTAATGCCTTCTGGTATCCTCCGAAGATAGACTTCTGATTAACCAGAAACTTAACCTTCACTCCTGCGTCTGATAGATAGGTAGAGAGGTTATGTGCTGTATCAGTCAGTTCCTTAGAGCGCGTGCAGATAAAAGCGTAGATCATTTCATCGGTATAATAGGATATGGATTACAAGGAAGAGTATCTAAGGTGCAAGAAAGATCCAATATACTTCATTAGCAAGTATATCAAGGTCGTCCACCCTATACGTGGTATGGTGCCATTCAAGCTATACCCTTTCCAGAAGGTGATACTTAACGCTCTTGAGACAGAGCGATTCAACATACTTCGTAAGTTTCGCCAAGCAGGATGCACTACTATCGCTGCTGCATATTCTGTATGGAAGTGCTTGTTCAATTCACACCAAACCATAGTTATCCTATCTGTGGGTGATACTGAATCTACTGAGGTTCTTGATCGTATTAAGATCATGTATGATGAGACTCCTGAGTGGATGCGACCTAAGGCTACTCAGATTAACGCTCACAACCTTAAACTAGAAAACAATAGCCACATTAAGTCTCGTCCTTCTGGTAAACAATCAGGCCGTGGTCTATCTGGATCACTACTCATTATTGACGAGGCTGCTTTCATTGAGCATATTGATACTATTTGGGCTGCTGTATATCCTATCATCTCGACTGGTGGTCGTGCTTTCGTGCTGTCTACTGTGAACGGTATAGGCAACTGGTATCATCAGATCTGGGAAGGGGCTGTAGAGGGGACTAACTCATTCAACCCTATTCAAATCAACTGGAAAGATCACCCTGAGTATAACAGGGTTGATGGGTTTGATTGGCTATACAAGGAGATGGAGCAGCGAGACCCTCCCATGAATATTGATGAATGGGAGAAGACTACACGCGCTAACCTTAGTCACAAGAAATGGCTACAAGAGTATGAGTGTGAATTCCTAGGAACAGGTGATACCTTCATCGAGGGACAGATCCTTAACTCACTGCTAGAGAACGTGTCTGAGGACTTCTATAGGCTTTACAACAACCGAATGTATGTCTGGAAGGATCCTGATCCTACTACCTCTTACTTCATTGCTGCTGACGTAGCTCTAGGTCGTGAGCGTGATTACTCCGCATTCCAGGTGGTCGATCTCCAGACTGGTGAGCAGGTAGCTGAGTTTTACAGCAACACTACCCCCATAAACGAGTTTGCACGTATCTTATTTGAGCAGGGGAACAGGTATAACGTAGCTCCCATACTTATTGAGCGTAATACGATTGGAAACAATCTAATCGACTACCTGTGGGAACAATTAGAATATGACAACGTGTGGTTCGATGAGAAGGGCCTGCCTGGGTTCCAAACAACCACTAAAACCAGGGATCAAGTGCTGATTGAGATGGAAGAAGCACTACGCACATCTGAAGTAAAATTAAACTCCAAGCGCACTGTAATGGAGTTGAATACGTTCATTATCAGCGATAATGGTCGTTTCCAAGCAGATACAGGTCAAAATGATGACCTAGTGATGTCATTAGCACTATCTATCTATGGAGCTAGACGTTACAGAGAGGAGAATCCTGGGATCGTTATGAATAAGACGTTCCGAGAACAGAAACCACTCTCACCTCTTAAGTCGTATAGCTTCGGAGAAGGACGTAATGAGGACATCACATGGCTGATGAGAGACTGAACGAGAACAGTGGTCCTGGAATGACCACATGGAACCCTACCCGATACGGTGATCTGTCGAACCTATACACGACAGGTTACATGGCTAAGATCTTTGGAAAGTTCTTTAGCACTGAGGTTAAGCGAAAGAACGCTATCAAAGGTGATCCGCGCAATGTTGAAGGAGACCTTCTTGTAAATCCTAACTCTCCTGTAGTCGATCTCGGTCAGCCTGGGATGAGCTACAGTAGAGGTCTGCCTTTTATGCCTGAGGCAGAGCTAAACCGTAAGCGTAGGTATGATGAGTTCGAGAAGATGGACGAGTATCCTGAAATTACGGCTGCTCTAGACATCTATGCTGATGAATCTACTCAAAAAGACCTTCGTAATAAGCGTTGGGTCGTCAAGTCAGACTCAGAAGAGGTCATTAAAGAGATTGAAAACCTATTTAAGCGCATTAGGCTTGACCACGTTTACTGGGACATCGTCCGTGGCACCTGTAAGTATGGTGACTCCTTCATTGAAGTTGTAGCTAATGCCAACGCTATGGACCAAGGCGTTCGTAAGATCAAGGTTCTGAACCCCTACTACATCCTAAGAATCGAGGATAAGTTCGGTCAACTAAAGACTTTCCTACAGGAAATACCAGAAAGACAGGTAAATCAGGGAGATTGGATGAATTCCAACTCCAAATACCTCGAATTGGACAAGAATCAGATAGTTCACTTCCGACTTCACACGTCTGACCCCAAATATTACCCCTACGGACGTTCAATTATGAGCGGTGCAATTCGAGTTTACCGCTCTCTTAAGCTAATGGAGGACGCGATGATCGTCTATCGCCTCTCTAGAGCACCTGAAAGACGCATTTTCTACGTCGATGTGGGTAATTTACCCTCTGGTAAGGCCGAACAGTTCATGGAAACCATGAAAATGCGCTTCAAGAAGGAGAAATACGCCAATCAGAACCGTGTTGATAGCCGCCACAACCCTCTAGCGGTCGATGAGGACTTCTTCATCCCCATTAGAGGTAACCAAGGCACCAAAGTAGACACCTTAAAGGGCGCTGAGAACCTTGGAGAGGTCGATGACGTTAAGTATTTCAGAGATAAGCTCCTAGCAACCCTCAAAGTTCCCAAGGATTACATCGTAGAATACGATAAATCAGCCGAGCGCAAGGCAAACCTCGACCAACTGGACGTAAAGTTCGCTAGAGTTATCCAAAGGGTCATTCAAAGCGTGTCTCAAGGCTTTACACTCATTGCAAGACGCCATTTGGAGATGATTGGCTACCCCAAGAGCCAGATTAACAGCATGGAAGTTGTTCTTCCTGATGGTTCTGACATCTTCATCAAGCGTAAGATGGCTGTGGATGCTCAGAAGGCAGAGGTTATCACCAATGTTATGGCAACTGGTCTATTCCCTAAGTCCTACATCTATAAAGAGTTCTACGATATGACGGAAACGGAGATCGAGATGCTCATGGCAGAGGCTGAGAAGGAGCAGGAAGAGCAGATGCAGCGTGAGGCCGACATGATGGCGCAGCAGCAGCAGGCCCAGGCCGCTGGACAGATGCAGCAGACGCAGGTTCAAGGCCAAACCGACATGGCTGTATCCAATAACCAAGCTCAGAACGACATGCAAGTGGCTGATAATCAGGCTAAGAATGACGTTAGAGTGGAGAAGGCCAGACCCAAGCCTAAGCCAGCGGCCAAGCCTAAGAAGAAGAACGAAGAACTACAGTCACTTCGTAACCAGATTATCCTAGAAGAGGGTGCAGATAGCCCCAGAGCAAGAGCTTTGCTACGTATTTTAAAGAAATATGATAATTAACGGGTTATGTGCCAATTTGGCAGGCTATATAGAAACTAGCCCTAACTATATCCATGGACTTCTTCGAGCAGCGAAACCGCAAAGTATCAAACCTAAATCTTCTTGCCGACTCTTTATCACATTCTATTCGTGAAGGAGTTAGACTGTTCTCCGTGGACGATGTAGATTCAATCGCTACATTCGTTACAGAGAGCGGTCAGGTTATCCAAGGCCAGTATTACTTTGGTGAGAAGCTGGTATTCGATAATATCGTGGTCGAGTCAGGAGAAGTGTTCAGTGATGAGAAGAGATTCGAGGAAGCTAACCGCGCCCGAGTCTCTTCTTTAATTGAGAGCATTTACTCAGACGATCTAGTGACCGCTGCTGACGCATTTGAGGACATCATCCAGTCCTGGGGCACGCAGCTAAAGTTTAACAAGACTGTTGATCGTCTTACTGAACAAGCTGCTTCCTTCAATGCTACCTTTGATATAGTTGGCACTGACGAGTTTCAGCGATTCCTAGAGGTATCCGAGAACATTAGCAAGTGGATGAATGAGAATAAGGAGTCTCTTGCTGCCAACCAAGAGATTACTCATGCTCTTAGACTTTCTGATACCGTATCGCGTGCATTCAACCTTGATCGTATGAGTCTTGAGCAGCTTGCCGAGAAAGCTCGATATGAGGTAGACTTCGGTGATAACCGCAGCATTTACGAGATGGTCTGCCAGCAGGAGCTTGTGAGCCGTGAAATCCTAGAGAGCAAGAAGTCGTTCGACCAGATCTGGGTTTCCGAGCCTAAGATTAACGCTCTAGCTGAGAAGATCTTCTCTACAGATCAGAAGGAGATTCAAAAGGCTCTTGTGGAGGCAGTTGCTGAGGTTCCTTACCTCGCCCTTATCAGCAAGAAGCAGCTTTCCAACACTGTTTCTAGATGCTTAAACATTGTGGCAGAAGACTTTGAGTATAACAAGTCTGATCTAAAGGAGTTCGTCTCAACATTGTTTGAGATGAAGAAGCCTCTAAAAGACCTAATCGGAACTCTTCTTAGCGAGAAGTATGGTGTTAACATCAATAACCTCAAAGAAGCTCCTACCTTCCGCACACTCTTAAACACTCAGTCTCTTATATTTGAGTGTCTTGCTAAAGAGGCTCCACGTGGTAGCGTTGTGCGCGAGGCTTTAACCTCTATGTCTACCTTGCTAAAGGGTAAGAACGGCGTCCAGGCCATTGACGTAAACTCTGGTTTAAGGTTCCTCTTCACTGAGTCTGGGTTCGACTCTGTTTACGCAGACCGCCCTGTCAGCGACTTTGCTCTTAACTCTCCTCTAACCGATAGTAAAGAGGACGTAGATTTCATCCTGTCTGAGCTTTACGACCACGCTATAGAAGAGGAGCAGGCTGTGGCTGAGAAGAAGAAGAAGCCAGCCTCAAAGAAGAAGCCAGACTCAGAATCTACTGAGGAAGAGGATGCTATTGAGGAAGACGGTGAGTCCGTAGAGGACTTCATGAAGAAGGTTGCTGAGATCGAAGATATTATCAACCCAACAGATGTTAGCGACGAGTGATATCTGCCTATAATCTCCTAAGCAGGTAAATACAATAGGAGAACAGTATGGCAGATTACTACCCCCTACGTATCGTTTATGTTTCAGGTGTCCCCACTATCGGGGAGATGCAACCTGGAGACACCATCCCTGAGGCTGCTGGAGGAACTGGCTTCACCAGTGCTGATGAGTTCGCACAGCATGTATTCTCTTCATTCTCACACGGAGATCTAGCTGGCTTAGGAGATAACGATCACCCCCAGTATCTTCTAAAGACTGTTATTCAAACTGCTAGTGGTGCATGGGATAGTGCATATCGGCAGGTCCTCACCCTCAGCAACTCTTGGGAAGAGAGTGCAGACGTAACGTATGTCTCCTCTATCGTATCGGGTCTTCCTGCTGATATTATCTTCCTCAGTGGTCAAGTAGGATCCCAAGGAGATAAGATTAGTGAGGTCGCTGCTACCTCAGGGACGTGGGATAGTGTGTATGCCCAGGTCCTCACCCTCAGCAACTCTTGGGAAGAGAGTGCAGACGTAACGTATGTCTCCTCTGTAGTCTCTAGTGTAGAAGGATCTACTGTCAGCCTATCTGCCTACATTGCGGCTAACGAGGCCGATTGGATGACATCCGCATCCTTACCTCGATATCTTTCTGGTCTAGGTGACACTGACATAACCCCTGTTAGCGCTATTGACGACCACCAGATCTTGGTCTGGGACGAAGCGGCTCAAAAGTGGATCAACGACTATAACGATGATTCCTATCTAAAGGTCTATAACAACACTACCTCGGCTATGAGCAGGGGTGATGTAGTTCATATTACAGGAGCCCATAACCCTAACACTGCGTATGTTGCGCTAGCTAAAGCTGACGCTGCATCTTCAATGCCTGCTATCGGTGTTCTATACGAGGACATTGCTATCAATGGAGAAGGTGTAGCTGTTATCTTCGGTAAGGCAGATGGCATGAATACCAGTGGCTTTACCGAAGGCACCACTGTATACGTGTCACCAACAACCGCTGGTGGACTAGTAAATACAAGACCTAGTGGGGTAAACGAACTAGTTCAGAACCTTGGTATCATCATGCGCTCTCATGAGAGCAATGGTGTCATCAAAGTAACTGGTGTAGGTAGAACTAACGACATCCCTAACAGCACCCAGGCAGAGATAGATCAGAATGCTGCTGATATCGTGTTCCTGTCTGGTATCGCGGGAGCTTCTACCGATGATATCGCAGAGATTGCCGCTGCCTCTGGAACTTGGGACTCTGTCTATGCTCAGGTCCTTACCCTCTCTGATAGTTGGGAAGAGTCTTCTGACATTACTTATGTCAGTGGTGTAGTCGATACTAACACAAGTAACATCACTGCCAACGACAACGATATTACTTACGTTTCAGGTGTTGTAAGTGAACTTGGCGACGATATGACCGAGGTTCGTGCAGCCTCAGGAACTTGGGATAGTGTATACGCTCAGGTCGTCTCCCTAAGCAACTCATGGGAAGAGAGTGCTGATATTAGCTATGTGTCAGGTGTAGTTGATGCTAACACGACTAACATTACTGCCAACGACAATGACATCACCTTCCTATCAGGTATTACTGCTGCTCAAGGTGATGACATTGCTGAGATAGCAGCAGCGTCTAGCACTTGGGATTCTGCCTACGCTCAAGTCCTTAGCCTTAGTGACTCCTGGGAAGAGAGTGCAGACCTAACATACGTCTCTGGCGTAGTCGATGGTAACTCTTCTGACATCACCTTCGTGTCAGGTATTGTAGGTGATCAGGGCAACAAGATTAGCGAGGTAGCAGCAGCCTCTGGAACTTGGGATAGCGTATATCAGCAAGTCCTTAGCCTTAGTGACTCTTGGGAAGAGAGTGCAGACATCACCTACGTAAGTGGTGTAATAGATACCAACACAACCAACATTACCGCTAACGACAATGACATCACCTTCCTATCAGGTATTACTGCTGCTCAAGGTGATGATATTGCTGAGGTAGCAGCAGCTAGTGCTACATGGGATAGCGTATACGCACAGGTTCTTTCCCTTAGTAACTCATGGGAAGAGAGTGCAGATATTAGCTATGTGTCAGGTGTAGTTGATGGCAATGCAGCAGACATTACTTACCTCTCTGGAGTTAGTGATGCACATGACTCTGACATTGCCTTCCTATCAGGTATTACTGCCTCTCAAGGTGATGATATTGCAGAGGTAGCCGCTGCCAGCGCTACATGGGATAGCGTATACGCTCAAGTCCTCAGCCTTAGCAACTCTTGGGAAGAGAGTGCTGACATCAGCTATGTCTCTGGTGTCGTCTCACAGAACATTATCGACATTGGCACGAACTCTAGCGACATTACTAGCAACACTAACCTGATCTCTGCCAATACGGCAGATATCGCCAATCTTGGGACGGTCAGTGGTAACATCGCTACTAACACTGCTAATATCACTGCCAATGACAACGACATAACATTCCTATCAGGTATTACTGCTGCTCAAGGTGATGATATTGCTGAGGTGGCCGCTGCTTCTGGAACTTGGGATAGCGTATACGCACAGGTGCTATCACTGAGTGACTCATGGGAAGAGTCTGCTGACATAACATATGTCAGTGGTGTAGTAGATACCAACACCACCAACATCACTGCTAACGATAACGACATTACTTATGTCAGCGGAGTCGTCAGTGAACTTGGTGATGACATGACCGAGGTTCGTGCGGCATCGGGAACTTGGGATAGTGTATATGCTCAGGTCGTAAGCCTTAGCAACTCCTGGGAAGAAAGTGCTGACCTTACTTATGTCTCTGGTGTTGTAGATAACAACGCTATTAACATCACTCGTAACGACAATGACATTACTTATCTCTCAGGTGTCATTGATGGTAACGATGCTGATATTACCTTCCTCTCAGGTATTACTGCCGATCAAGGTGATGATATCGCTGAGGTTGCAGCAGCTAGCGGCACTTGGGATAGTGTATACGCACAGGTTCTATCTCTTAGTAACTCTTGGGAAGAGAGTGCAGATATTACCTACGTATCAGGTGTAGTAGACGACAACGCAGCAGATATCACCTACCTCTCTGGTGTTAGTGATGCACAGGATGCAGACATCACCTTCGTGTCAGGTATTGTAGGTAACCAGGGCAATAAGATTAGTGAGGTGGCGGCGGCTTCTGGAACTTGGGATAGCGTATATCAGCAAGTCCTTAGCCTAAGCAACTCATGGGAAGAGAGTGCAGATATTAGCTATGTAAGCGGTGTAGTCGCACAGAACATCATTGATATTGGCACTAACTCCAGCGACATTACTAGCAACACAGGGCTTATCAGTGACAATGCCTCTGATATTACCTACCTCTCTAGCGTTGTTTCTGGTGTAGCAGGTGGTGACCTAGCTTACGTGTCAGGTGTTGTAGACGCTAATACTGCTGATATCTCCAACCTTGGCTCTGTCTCTGCTAACATCGCTACTAACACTGCCAATATCACTACTAACGACAACGATATTACTTACGTTAGTGGAGCAGTTAGCGATCTCAGTGACGACATGACAGAGGTTCGTGCAGCCTCAGGAACTTGGGATAGTGTGTATGCTCAGGTAGTGTCTCTCAGCAACTCATGGGAAGAGAGTGCAGACATCACCTACGTAAGTGGTGTAGTAGATACCAACACCACCAACATCACTGCTAACGATAACGACATTACCTTTGTATCAGGTATCGTAAGTGACCAAGGTGATGACATTGCAGAGGTGGCAGCAGCAAGCGCTACCTGGGATTCAGTATATGCTCAAGTTCTCAGTCTCTCTTCGTCTTGGGAAGAAAGCCCCGATATCTCTTACGTGTCAGGGGTCGTTGCCCAGAATCAAGCCGATGTGGCTAACCTGGGAAGTGTATCGGCCAACATTCAATCTAACACTGACGATATCACCTTCCTGGGAGGAGTCAGTGCGGGAATCGCGGATAACGAAGCTGATGTAACATGGCTATCAGGCATAGTTGGTGGGCAAGGAGATAAGATCTCTGAGGTCGCTGCTGCTAGTTCTACATGGGACAGTGCATATGCACAGGTGCTTACCCTCAGTAACGCATGGGAAGAGTCGGCAGATATTAGCTATGTCTCTAGTGTTGTAGATAACAACGCTATTAACATCACTCGCAATGATAACGACATTTCCTATATGTCAGGTATCATTGACGACAATACTGCTGATATCTCCAACCTAGGTTCTGTATCTGCTAACATCGCTACCAACACAGCAGATATTGCTTACCTAGGAACTGTCTCTGGTAACATACTGACCAATGCTAGCAACATCTCCGCTAACACAGCAGACATTAGTAACCTAGGAAGTGTTAGTGCTAACATCGCTACCAACACTGCCAATATTACTGCTAACGATGGCGACATTACCTACGTTAGTGGGGCAGTTAGCGATATCAGTGCTGACATGACCGAGGTTCGTGCGGCTTCGGGCACATGGGACAGTGTATACGCCCAGGTTGCTTCCCTTAGTAGCTCTTGGGAAGAGTCCGCCGACATCACCTACGTGTCAGGTGTTGTAGACGATAACACTGCTGACATCTCCAACCTTGGAAGTGTAAGCGCTAACATCGCTACCAACACTGCTAACATCACTGCCAACGACAATGATATTACCTTTGTATCAGGCATAGTCGGTGGACAAGGTGATAAGATCTCTGAGATAGCTGCTGCTTCTGGAACTTGGGACAGCGTTTACTCACAAGTCCTTTCTCTTAGTAACGCATGGGAAGAGAGTGCAGACCTTACATATGTCAGTGGAGTAGTAGACAATAACGCCCTCAATATCACTCGTAATGATAATGACATCTCCTATATGTCGGGTATCATTGACGATAATACTTCTGACATCTCCAACCTAGGTGGCGTGTCTGCCAACATCGCTACTAACACAGCAGATATTACCTACCTGGGGACTGTCTCTGGTAACATCCTGACCAATGCCACCAACATCTCTGCTAACACAGCGGACATCAACAACCTTGGCAGCGTCAGTGCTAACATCGCAACCAACACAGCTAACATTACTGCTAACGACAACGATATTTCCTGGGTGTCAGGTATTGTTGGTGGTCAAGGCGATAAGATCACTGAGGTTGCAGCAGCTAGCGGAACTTGGGATAGTGTATATCAGCAAGTTCTTAGCCTAAGCAACTCATGGGAAGAGAGTGCTGACCTTACCTATGTCAGTGGTGTTGTAGATAACAACGCTATTAATATAACTCGCAATGATAACGACATCTCCTACATGTCAGGTATCATTGATGGAAACACTTCAGATATCACGTATGTGTCTGGAGTTGTAGATATCAATACCTCGGCTATTGAAAACGCCCTAGACCTTAGTGATATCACCACATACATAGAGCATGGAGATTTAAACGGTCTAGGAGATAATGATCACCCTCAATACCTACTAAGCTCTGTTTTAGCAGCAGCTAGTGGTGTTTGGCAGAGCACCTACAATCAAGTAAATAGCCTGTCCTCCTCTTGGGAGGAGTCGGCTGATATAACATATGTCTCCGGTGTAGTAGATGCTAACACTGCTGACATCTCTAACCTAGGGTCTGTATCTGCCAACATCGCTACCAACACTGCTAACATCACTGCTAACGACAACGACATTACCTACGTTAGTGGAGCAGTTAGCGATCTCAGTGACGACATGACAGAGGTTCGTGCAGCCTCAGGAACTTGGGATTCAGTATACGCCCAGGTTCTTTCACTGTCTAACTCATGGGAAGAGTCTGCTGATATAACTTATGTCTCTGGTGTAGTTGATGCTAATACTGCTGACATCTCTAACCTTGGCACTGTAAGTGGCAACATCGCTACTAACACAGGTAACATTTCTAGTAACACTGCTGACATTGGTTATCTTGGAACTGTATCAGGAAACATCCTGACTAACGCTTCTAACATCACTACCAATGCTAACGACATTACTGCACTAGAGGCTGACGTAGCTAACCTAGGCAGTGTAAGTGCTAATATCGCTACTAACACAAGTAACATCACTGCCAACGACAACGACATAAGCTATGTTTCTGGCGTAGTAAGTGAGCTTGGCGATGACATGACCGAGGTCAGGGCGGCTTCTGGAACTTGGGATAGTGTGTATGCACAGGTCCTCAGCCTTAGTAACTCTTGGGAAGAGAGTGCTGACCTTACCTATGTCAGTGGTGTAGTAGATGATAACACAGCCGACATAAGCAACCTAGGTAGTGTAAGCGCTAACATAGCCACTAACACTATTAACATCACTCGCAATGATAACGACATCTCCTACATGTCAGGTGTCATTGACGGTAAGACCTCTGATATTTCTTATGTATCGGGCATAATTGATGATAACGCTGCTGATATCTCTAACCTGGGATCTGTCAGTGCGGATATTGCTACTAACACGTCCAGAAGCCTAGGAAACCTAGCCGACATAAACAACCTAAAGGCAGTGTCAGGTTCAATATCAGTGAACACTGCTGATATAAGTTACTTAGGCGCGGCATCAGGTGATTGGGAAAGTGTTTACTCTCAAGTTCAGTCTCTATCGGCATCGTGGGAAGAGAGCGCAGACATTAGCTATGTGTCAGGTGTAGTAGATACTAACACAAGTAACATCACTGCCAACGACAATGACATCACCTTCGTGTCAGGTATTGTAGGTGATCAGGGCAACAAGATTAGCGAGGTAGCAGCAGCCTCTGGAACTTGGGATAGCGTGTATGCACAGGTCCTTAGCCTAAGCAATTCTTGGGAAGAGTCTGTTGACATTACCTATGTCTCAGGAGTAGTTGATGCTAATACTGCCGACATCTCTAACCTCGGTAGTGTATCGGCTAACATTGCTACTAACACTGCTAACATTTCTTCTAATGACAGTGATATCTCATACCTATCAAGTATAATAGATGCCAACAGTTCTTCAATTGCAAGCGCCTTAGAACTTAGTGATGTATCTATCGAGTTCGATAGTTTAGTATCTAGCATTCATCATGGAAGTCTTAGCGGACTAGGAGATAACGATCACCCTCAATATCTACTAAGCTCTGTCCTCGCAGCAGCCAGCGGCGTTTGGCAGGACACGTATAACCAAGTAAATACCCTATCTGCTTCTTGGGAAGAGTCGGCTGATATAACCTATGTCTCAGGAGTAGTAGATGGTAATACTTCTGACATCAGTTACGTATCAGGTATAGTAGATGCTAATACTTCTGCTATCGAAGATGTTTATGATCTAAGCGATATCGAGGCTTTTATTGATCATGGTAATATCGCTGGTCTTTCTGACAATGATCACCCTCAATATTTACTAAGCTCTGTCTTCGCAGCAGCCAGCGGCGTTTGGCAGGACACGTATAACCAAGTAAATACCCTATCTGCTTCTTGGGAAGAGAGTGCGGACATTAGCTACGTCTCAGGCGTAGTCGATGCTAACACAGCAGACATCTCTAACCTTGGAACTGTAAGCGCCAACATTGCCACTAACACTTCTAACATCACTGCTAACACAGCAGATATCACCTACATCGGCACTGTCTCTGGCAACATTCTAACCAATGCTACTAACATCAGCACGAACGCAGGTAACATTACGACCAATGCCAATGACATTACTGCTCTTGAGGCTGACATGGCTAATGTTATTAGCACCTCTGGAAACTGGGACAGCGCCTACTCTCAAGTTCAGTCCTTGTCTGCGTCCTGGGAAGAGTCTGCTGATATAACCTATGTCTCAGGTGTAGTTGATTCAAAGGTCAACAAAGAACTTCTAGGTCATTACATTGAACCTTGGACAGAGGGAAGTGGTAATCAAAATGCTCCGACTGGTTGGAATAGTTATAGCACATCATCTCTTAGAGAGTTTGATACTGATCCTTTTGGCAACCAAAGTATTATTTGGAAAGCTATTGATACTGATGTTACTTCTGATGGAGAGGGGGGATTTAATAGTGGTAAAGTCCCAGCGGATGCAAGCTCGACATATAGATTCTCTTGTTTCATTAAGCAGGAAAATACTGCTAGTGGAGGCGTATACTTTGGAAACTATGCTCATAGTAGTCTAGAAGGAGGCACTAATGATCATCGAGTAGATGTTAGATCGGCAGGAGCAGCATCAGGAACAGGAAATATTAATCCATATTTCATATCTAATCTACCAATGCCTAGCACTGACTGGTATCTTGCGGTTGCTTATCTACACGCTTATCAAACTGAAACAGGTCCTAGCACTCGTCAGGAAACAGGCATATACAAAGTATCTACTGGTGAGAAGGTTTCATTTAGTATTACTGATAGGGTATTTGACGATACTACCGCTATTGCACTCGGTATTAGAGCTTACCACTTCAATAACCCAGCAGGAACAGGAGATGCTATTCAATTCTTCCAACCAAGGATTGATCTTGTAGACGGTAATGAACCTTCAATAACTGATCTATTAGGTATAGTCCCAAGAACAGATTATGTCCTCTCTTCTACTAACAGTGCATTAAGTAGTCTTGTTGATGATAACACTGCTGATATAACCTATGTCTCAGGTGTAGTTGATTCTAACACTGCCGACATCTCCAACCTAGGCTCGGTATCGGCTAACATCGCTACTAACACTAGCAACATCAGCACCAACGCTAATGACATAACTGCTCTTGAGGCAGATGTAGCTAACCTAGGCAGCGTATCTGCTAACATAGCTACTAACACTAGCAATATTACCACTAACGCTAATGACATTACAGCGCTAGAAGCTGACGTAGCTAACCTTGGTTCTGTCTCTGCTAATATCGCCACTAACACTAGCAACATTAGCACTAACGCAGGGAACATTACAACCAATGCTAATGACATAACTGCTCTTGAGGCAGACATGGCTAACGTTATTAGCACCTCTGGTAACTGGAACAGCGTCTATGGAACGGTAGGATCCCTGTCTTCTACTTGGGACCCAGACACAGCGGCAGAGATTTTAACAAAGATAAAGACTGTTGATGGAGCAGGATCTAATCTTGATGCGGATCTTCTAGATGGTCAACAAGGTTCTTACTATCTCAACACTGGGACCGCAACTCAGGATAAGAATGGGCTTCTTAGACTTGATCAAGTCGGGGTATCCAAGTATATTGATAGCAAAACATGGTCTTATGGAGATTTTAGTTCTACAAGCCAGATGCCAACTCTCCGAGGATTCACCGTAAAACCTAAAGGTTACGGTGATGATGGTAAGGGTATTGAGTTTAGGTATGATACTATTCAAACTGCTTACCTATTAGACGAACATTCTGGTGCTACCTACAACATTCTGGAGGGAAGCGACCCTGGTGAAACACTTATAAAGAGGTTTACAAGATACACTAATAACTATTTCAATCTGAACAGTTATAAGAGTGCAAGTAATGCTTGGGAGATTGAGTTTAGTGGATTCACAATCAGTAACTCTTCTTGGAATTATTGGAAACCTTTACTTCTTTGGCATGGCACTCCAGGCACATCAGTAGGTGATATCACAATCGAAGCATTGGAAGGTGATGGCACTACTTGGACCACTATTTTCAGTGGAACTATGCCAACTTTACCTGACCAGCGCGATGTCATATTCCCAGAAAACTACTATGCAACCACTACTGGCAGCCTCAAAGGAATGAGGCTGCGTATTGAGGGTATTACAGGCAACTGTTACCTAAAGATGTTCGGTATGACCTCCAAAACATCAGCCAGCTTCCAATGGCAAATGCTTAAGGATGGTGGAAACTTCTATGGAAATGTTTATGGAAAGGAAGACGGTCTACAAACATGGTATATTGAACAAGCAGGAACAGGAGTATTTAAGAACCTATTTGCGGGAGGACAAGATGTTAGCGCAGCCATATCGGAATATAATAGCAATGAATACAAATGGGATGCTAATGCTGCTGACATCTCTAATCTAGGTTCTGCGTCTGGAAACTGGAACTCGGCGTATTCTCAGGTCCAGTCACTATCTGCTTCTTGGGAAGAGTCCGCTGATATCTCCTATGTCTCTGGAGTGGTTGATGCTAATACTGCTGACATTAGTAACCTAGGTAGTGTTAGTGCTAACATCGCTACTAACACTAGCAACATCAGCACTAACACGGGTAACATTAGTGATAACGCTGCTGACATCTCCTGGATGTCTGGTATTGTTGGTGGTCAAGGCGATAAAATCAGCGAGGTAGCTGCTGCCTCTGGTGACTGGGATGGGACATACTCTACTGTCCTGGCTAACTCTGGGACGTGGGGCACTGTCTACAACGATAGTGCCTTGGCGGCTGCTTCTGGTAACTGGAACTCTGCATACTCCCAGGTCCAGTCCTTGTCGGCCTCTTGGGAAGAGAGTGCAGATATTAGTTATGTAAGTGGAGTGGTTGATGCAAACACTGCTGACATCTCTAACCTTGGTTCTGTATCTGCTAATATCGCCACAAACACTTCTAACATTAGCACTAATGCAGGAAACATTACAACCAACGCTAATGACATCACGGCCCTTGAGGCAGATGTTGCTAACCTTGGTTCTGTATCAGCTAACATCGCTACTAACACTAGCAACATCAGCACTAACGCAGGCAACATTACTACTAACGCTAACGACATTACTGCCCTTGAGGCAGACATGGCGAACGTCATTAGCACTTCTGGGAACTGGAACTCGGTATACTCCCAGGTTCAGAGCCTATCTGGTAGCTGGGAAGAGAGTAGTGACATTAGTTACGTCAGTGGAGTAGTAGATGATAACACTGCTGATATATCTTATGTCTCTGGTGTAGTAGATACTAATACTTCTGCTATAGAAAATGCTCTTGATCTCAGTGACATCACAACATACATAGAGCATGGTGATCTTAACGGTCTTGGAGATAACGACCACCCTCAATATGTTCTTTCTTCAACAAA